TGCTTCGCAGAGAAGGATCTCGCCTTCGTTGTTGATTACTGTGACGCCAGTTATGCTTGTGGAAATGTCTAAGCCGAGGATCATATATACTATATATCAAGTTTTAACTTAAATGTCAAGTCCCTATCTTCAGTTTTCTTAACTGGCTTGGCCAATGAGGCGACACCGATAAGCTTTTTCTTTTCATCATAGATGCCGATTTTTGTAATGTAAGTGGTCTTAACGAGGCTACCAGTTGGTGATGCATAAGAAGAACTATGAATATTTTTAATCACCAGAGGCCTCTCTCGATAAATGTTGTTGCCAGTTAGCGCAGTATAAATATCTGTCTGACTGGCTGAAATGTAAGTCGGATTGTTCGAATGGTTTAGTTCTCCCTTGTTCGCGTGGGCCATCATTGTAACAGTTGGGATCTTATGGGTTCCGGCGAAGTCAATGCTGAAAGATGCGGATGCATTCCCTATGGATGTTGTTGATGTTACTTTGTCGTTGCAGCCCAAACCAAAGTTAAGCCAAGAAGCATTGGCCGGAGAGATCGCATTACCAAGATAATCTTTATCAGACAAGCTTTGCCATGAGCCGTCGGCGTCTTCGCCAAACACAGTGGCCAGGTTCCAAGATCCAGTCAGAAGTATGAACCCCTCCTTGTACAGAACTGCCCCTGCAACCTCACCGTCATGGCCAGAGCCTTCTGTGCCGGAGCTTTGTATCAGGGCACCATCCTGTCTTGTGTCTCGAAGCCTTCCAACAAGAGTTCCAGTCATATAATATTTAAGATCAACTGTTCCTTTCTTGATCCCACTCCCATAGAAGATAGATGGAATCTGAATCATGTTTGTTGCGAGGCTGGGTTCTGATGGGAAATCGTAATGATCTCCGAGCCTTTTTGCATAGTCAAGACTGTTTTTTAAAGCGCTTCCAGTAAAGTTAGGCCCATCATTAAATTGTTGCGCGACCGTATGGCGCTCCCTCGAAATACTTGAAGACATTCGATAGCTTCCAGTTATAACATCGCCTTGTTCATAATCAAAGAGAAAGTCATTGCGCGAGATACTTCTGAAAGCTACTTTATGAGTGCCCTTGTAGACCCATGGATAAATCAACCCCGTATCTAACACGCCATCGGCACCATCGGCTATCCCTATGTGTCTTGCGGTTGTGTACTCTTCTCTGTCGACATTTAACTCAAGAAGGCTGACGAAGCCTGTCTTGGTCGGAACATTGTGATCGACATTTACATCAGGGTACGAACCAGTATCAGCGGCCCTATTGTTGTAATAAACCTTTGAATCATAAATAAAGAACGAACTACTTGGATGCGCCTTTATCTGATTGTAGAGAATGTCATTTTTGCCGAATTCATAAAGTGGCATTTAGACACCTCCACACCTAGTAGTCTAATCTGACGCGGAGGGTGAACTCGGTATCCGGTGATTTGCGCAACGGTTCTGAAAGTTTTGCAGTAGCAAGAAGCTCGTTGTCAGCAGAATAGAGACCGATGGTAGTACAATATGACACTGGAGAGTCTGCTGATCTTGTCTTGACTCGCAGCCGGCTTCCGCTCAGATATGTTGGGTTGCTTGAATAGTTGAAATCGTTATGATTAACTCGACAGAAATAGATGGTTGAATTCAATTCTGTTGTGTTGTTAAAAGAAATATTCCAAATTCTGTTTCTTATGGCGTTTGATACTTCTGCAATCGTGGAACCAGAGGCCATTTGGAAACCAGTTGCCCCAACTGTTTGTGCAGCAACCACGGTGCCATCGCCGTCGCCTAAGTTTGTAGTGCCGCAGTTCGCATCATGTAGCAAGCCTCCAGAAAGAAAGCCATTAAAGACTCCACCAGTGATGGCAATAATTCCAGCTTGGTAGTAGATTAAACCACAAGCCGGCTTTGACGATCCAACAGAAGCAGCGTCGGTGATAACCTCGCCCTGTACCAAGTTGGCGCTCAGTGCGCCGGCGCCGTCATTTGTGGTCTCCAAGAACAGTTCTCCATATTCTCCAACAGGGCTGTCGACATGATATCCAGTTGCACCGGAGAGGTCTGAAAGTTTGACCCTCATGTCGAAGCACAACTGACCATGATCAAAGCCATCATCTATCCCCAATTCCAGCGCGAAACTGCCTTTCTTGACCTCATCTTTAGTAAGGAGACGAGAAAAAGGAATAAAGAAAACTTCTTCCATCTTTTTACTATTTGACGGAAGAACGAACTTTTTAATACTCCCAGTCGCATCATAGCCAACAAGCTGTTGTGCCATTTGATTATAGATGTTTATCTTCTTAGCGTTCTGAGTGTTTCCGGAAGCCGACATGTTGGATTCAGCATGATATCCAAATGTCATATCAAAAATGTGATTTGCAGAAGAACTTAGATATGGATAATCATAAATGCTTTCAAACATTCCGTGACCATATGTCTTAATGTTGTTTTCAGATCCAAGCAGCTTGGTGGATGAATCATCATAAGTACCAGAAATAATCGAGCCAGTGATCGGGATCGCCTCATGAAGAAGCGTCCTCGCCTGAGCAATATCGTTGCTTAGAAAATTCTTAAATGTATTTGCCATATTTTTATCCTATCCTTTAAACTTTCTTGACGAACCGAACCGGCACATCGATGCGATAACCAGTGTTAACGCCAGTGATCCTGATTGTCGTCTTGACCTGCCTGAAGCTGACACCTGACGCGTCAGAGGCAGTATCAGATATTGTTTCTGTGAAGCCTAGGGTGTCGAAAAGATAATTGCTCGTATTAAGCTCTAACGAAGCGCGCACCTTGAATACTATCTTGGTTCCTCTTGGTCCAGCGATTGTCATACTAGTGTCTGTTGCTGTGTTAATTATTTCGCTGACAAAATCAGTATCTGTTCCAAGAGACAAGAAGTATGTTGCGATATTGTCGTCGTCAACAAAAGAGACTGAAGCTCTTGTCGCGTCTCTAGAAACTATGCTCCCTAAACGGTTATCGATCTCAATCATGTATTGGGTTTCCACGAGAAGAGGATCTAGCGCCCTTGCTGGGGAGATGGCTGAAGTGTCTAGGCCTTGATCGAGTCGGATTCTGTTTCCGGTGCCGGCGGGGTCTGCGCCATAGAGGGCGCCACGAAAAGCGTCTCCGCTAGAGGCGTGAGTTGCCAATTCTGTTTCGGAATCAGTATCGACAGCTACTAAAAAATGACCAGCAGTGGTTCGTTGTAGTGATGACTCAAAAACTTCATTAAGTTTGATCATCGGAAGATAGAGAAGATTGTTTCTAGGAATAGAGACTAATTTAGACTTCATCGAAGCAGCATTGTCCGTGAACGCTTCTAAAACAGGAGTCTGTAGAATATCTAGATCATAATAAGCCGATCCACTGCCGTGATCCTTGTTAAACAATTCATAGTTAATTTCGTCATCGCCTAGCGCAAATTTAACAATCTTGAAGCTTCCGTCTCCTTTTGCCATGCGCATGCGACCAGTATCAGTTAAAACGGCGTCAAGTATGATATCGCCGCTATTATCTAAAAAAGCCATATCTTTTTTTCTCTCCTTGGGGTGCTAGTATTAAATAGTGTGTTGAAATAGATTTTTACTTTATTATGTTATCATGGGCCGACTGAGCCGCCTGAAGATAACTTATCTCCTAGGCCCACTTCTGTGTCGTCATCACCACGGCCGAGATCTGATGACAGAGAGGACATGTCGAATGATTCTGTTCCTTCGTTTTGTGCCTTGACCCTTTGAGACACAGGGCCGGCCGCGGCAATGACTGCATCAGAGACGCCAGCCCGACGGTTGGCTTTAGGATCGTAGGTCGACCACTTGACATCAGCTTCCCCGGGGGCGCTAACTGCTTTTGTTTTAAATGTTACATTAATATCTATTTTTCTTCCCGTATCTTTTGAGGTTAGTCGTATCTTGAATCTCTTTCCGGCAGAAGCTTCATTTCCAAATAAAGTTTCGTCTTCTATTCCCAATATGACATTTTTGGCAATTGCATTTTGGCTAGCCCCACTTTCGGCCACTAGGCCGGATGCGCTCTCGTTAACAATTGCTTGCGTCAACCTAGGACGAATCTGAAGCAAATTCTTAAGAGGCTTCTTAAACATCTTGACATTGGCCTCCTTGAATTCATAAAGGCGAACAATAGGATAGGAGACGCCACCATCATAGAACAATTCTACTTCGTAAACAGGACTTGGATTGGACAATTCACCATGGAAACCATATGATCTAAATACATAATAGAATTTCATATTTGGTGCCTGCTTAATTATGCTAGCGACGGATCCGGCTGACAGACTGGATGACAGATTTTTACTAGTAGATATGTTCACCAGGAAACTATCTTTAAAGTCTTCATAGTCCGTTGGAGGGGTATCTATTCGATACACTCTTACTCCACTCATTGCCTGTGTCGTACGATATTGTATTTTTCCGTCTACTGAACGCTTTTCATCAGACAGATATTGATTGTTCAAAAACTCTTCAGCCTCCGTAAAAGAAATTGGCTCTTCATATGATTCGCCGATATGTGTGTCGAAAGAAAACAACATGCCATGTGTTGTTCCCTTAATTTGCTCAATGTACGACTGAGGATAAAGAGGTGGAGGCGCCAGAATTGCGCCAGTGGAGGAGAAGATTGGAATCTCAAATATCTTTATCGCCGGCTTGTGCACAACTTTAAATTCTGACCAATAGTATCCATCTTCATAATAAACTTTATCGGGGGCACCTTCATGATCTGTGAGCACATCATCATAATAATATCTGTCCCCAACAACGGCGACATATGCCGTCACCTTATAAGTGTACATTGTGCCATACTTTACTTGCGTATCAATGAGGGAGATTATTTTTCCCTGAGAGTCTTCTTCTGAAGTTCCAGTATTATAAAAATAAAATGTCTGGATGGGCTTTGAGTTTCCGATTGATTTCGTAACCTTATATAGCAAAATTTCTGAATGTGCTAAATCTCCGTCCTTTGCAATCTGCAAATAATTCCTAGCATGTTTTTGCAGGATCAGATCTAGTTTGCCGCGAAGTATCTCAACGCCGTTGCCAAAAGCAACAGTGTCGACGAATAGGCCCCTTTGCAAAGCCAGATGCTCCTGTATGGTGTAGTTTCCGACAACAGCATCTGCACCTGGGGGCTCACTAATAAGAATTGTGTCCGAGGGCATGGCATTGGCCGGAGAGGAACCCCAGTATGGGAGATCTCTATCCCAGTAATCAAGCATGTCAACTGAATCTGAAGCCAGATTTCTTCTCTTTGTCGTGCCGACAAGGGTTTCAGTAAAAGTTGTGATACCAGATTTGGACCGGGACACTAGGCTTTGATCTCTTTGCGCCTCCTCAATGTCTCTCATGAAAAGCACCGCAAGGTTAGAGCGCTGCATGCCTCTCGCTATGCTTCTGTCTAAGCCGGTAGGAATTACTATCTCAGAATACATTGGAAATAAGTATTTGCTGTCAGCCCATGTACCAATAGTTTTTGCGGGATCGCCCACTATCATCTGTGTTCTGTACTTTAGTCTGCTTCTGGATCTTCGAAGGTTACTTCTTAGCATCTTGGCGGTCGGCGACGACAGCGTGGCATGAAAGTTGGGATCTTCTGGCGGCCGAAGAACTGTATTTTTTACCATTCCATACATACTTGGAATATGTACAGATCTAACAGACGGCTGAGACAGAACTTCTTCATACTTTGGATCCAAGTAATTATATTCATAATTTGCCTTCGCTGATTTTTCTGAATTTAGGGCTCTGGTTAAGGGTACCCTAATTTCTGTCGCAAAATCTTCAAATGTTTTGTTCTGCTTTATTTCGCCCAGAAGATCGACTAAAGCTCCGGCATCGCTAGCGGTTCGGCCCGGCATGCCAACCTTGATTGTCTCGTTGGTCGAGTAAAACTCATAATACAGAGAATTCTTGCGGTGTAGAGTTCCTACTCTTTCTACCTTGATTTTATCTCCTTTTTGTTCATAAGAAACGGTGCCCGGCCGCCACGATCCCAGTCTTGCCCTAAAATCGTCTCTTCCGGCTTCGCCAGAGAGAAGGCCTTTGCTTAGGATGGTCATTCTTTTAGTGCTCATTAATAAGATCCTCCACCATCACCAGAAGACATTCCTCCGGATCTGCCGCGTCTAGCGCGTTTGCCGGAGCTTGATTTTCCTCTCCTTTTTGGACTTTTGCCGGCCGACAAAGAGTCCAACACATCAGTACTAGACTTGCCAACCGCTAGCGGGTGAGGCTTCTTCTCTTCTCCAAAATTGGTTCCAAATTTTGTGACTCTGTTTGGTTGTTGCACCACATCAGTCATTAAGTACTCTGGCATAATTGAATCCTCTAGCATGCTAATTTCAACGATTGACTCTAGGGCTTGGATTCCGCGAAGATTCAAAGAGCCCCTATCTGATATTCTGTTGATAAAAGAGCCTTCAGACAAATCAGTTGCGATACCGTCCTCTGAGCCCTTTCTTGACTTTCTAGAAGAAATGAAAAAATGTTCATCAAATATCGGCAGACGAAGACGGGAACTATGACTAAAACCAAACATGGCATTGTTGTATGGGCGCATGCGGCAAAGGAGAGTGCGATTTGATTCTTCTGCTTTCGAAAGAATGTCCTCTGTAAGGGGAACAAATGTCGGGGTTTTCAACTGCTGTTCTCCGGTGCTTCTGCTTCTCTTGTATCCGATAAACACCTCTATTTGATTTAGCATCTGATAGTTGAAATAAATCATTGGTTCGAAAGTTGGATCAGAGAAAATATCGACGCCAGTTTCCCTCTTTAATTTTTGCCAGTTTTGGTTAGTGCTCTTGTCTGATGTCATAAATAAGGATTTAATCTGATTGGGCATCTTAGAAATAACTTCTGTCCTCGTTTTTCCTCTCCTTTTTTGCAAAAATCTTTCCACTATATTATTTTCACTTTCTAAATCGAAGGCATCTATCGTTTTAACCACGACATTCTTATTAAATAAATTTTCAGAAGATCCGGCAAAAGAAGACAAAATAGCAATTGCGATAGGAGAGAGATCAACCTTTTCTTCAATACGCTTTCTTTTTATCTCCTCTATTGCCTCCTCTTCGGGCTCTTCTTCATCAGAAACAATATTTAGAGAACCGATGGAGGCCCCAATAGAAATTTTGCCTTTATCCATCTCTCCTGTCGAAGTACCCAACTCTTTACGCAAACGACGCTTTCTCTTATGGTTCTCTGGATCCTCAAAGGATACTCCTAAGTTTGCCAACGAAACCATATTCATAATATTGGTTGCAACTTCTTCACCAGAAATATCACCTTCTTCTGAGCTTTTGTAGGTAGCCAAGAACGATGGGTTTGGATTTAACTTATCTTTTCCTCTGCCGCCGGCATCAGGCCTGAGAGCCATGACAGCAGACATCGCATTTTGGTGCACTCTCCTATTAAAGCCGGCTTTCAGCAGATCATAAGAAGAGTTCTCTCCGATCATGACAGCGGCCGGAGATAGATACGAAGTCTTTGTCCTTTTGAGGTTGAAATTTTGCTTCTTCTTCCTACTGGATCCTCGGCGGGACGGTGAGGCGAAGTGCTTCTTTTGTTCTGCCTGTATCCTTCTCCTAAAGCGTCCCAGTGGAATGCGCCTGATCCCTATTTGCCTTCTGGGGCTGCCTCCTAGAAAATCATATCCCGTATTCTTAAGAATGTCGCCATCGAACACATCTTTGAAGCGATGGCGCAGTCGTATCGCTGGTCTGGACGCTCTACTGCTTTGCACAGAAGATCCCTTAATCGAGACGCCAGAGGGATAATCAAATTCATCCATCATCACCACCTTGGTGCCCAGCATTCCCTTTATTTTTCCCTCCAAAGACTCCATCATCTCTAAGACAGTTAAAGTACCAGTAGGATTGCCGCAAGATGGATTTGACATCTCATAAAGGAGGGCAGCCAATTCAGAAGCCTTTTTTTCATTAATATCCGTTAGGTTAAAAAGTACATCAGCATACACTGCCACAGACTTTACCCACGGAGCGCGGGAGATGCCCTGTTTCACAAGTTTGGAACGATCTATTTTTCGGCCAGACATCACATCCAGTCGACTGGGTACGGGGTATCGTTTTTTCATTCTTCTTCGGAATTTACGGGTCGGCATGCCCGATCTTGCATTATAATGGCCTTTCTGCATCGAAAGATTGTAGTATTGGCGCATTTTTGTTCGGGCCTTAATTAGCTTCTGTAACTGCTCTTGCGCAAAAGATACTGTTCCGTCTTCTATATCAAAATCAATACTGTACTGATAGAGGCCGTCTGTTCTTCTTGACACATCATAATCGCTCACAGAAAAGGAGCGGGCCCTAGTTCTGCCAGAAATGGAAACTTCTCTTATCGCACCTATCGGCTTTGGTTCTGTATCTGTTGATTCCTCGTCCGAATGACTTTCCCTTAAAGAAGGAATGATGTTGCCTGCTACAAACTCTGATGTCATTGCCACCAATTCTGAGCGTTCTTCAAAGGAGGCATCTCTCATTCGCCCAGGGCGGAGACCCTTCTGAACTCTATGTCTAAAAACTCTGATATTCCTTATTCTGCTTTTTGAAAGAATATTTCTTTTTGCCCTTTTGTCGACAATATCAACAAGGCTCCCAAATTGAGACTTTTCTCGTATCAGCTTTTCAAAATCAACATGAAAGACAAAATTGCTATCACCAAAGCTGTTCCTGGAGCCATACAGGTCGGAAGCGTATGATTCTTTTTTTGGCAACCTATTCCTTTCCGGCGTCTTGCTTCTCCCTTTTTTTCTTTTATCGTCCTGCTGCGCGTTTGAGAATGGCAGTAATTGTAACTCTGCCATGTTGGCATTTTCTAAAAGACGGTAATCACTGACAACAATATTGCGCACTGGTTGTCTTTTTAAAGCCGAGTGTGGCGCTCTGCGAGAATGAAATGCGCCCGCCATGTAACCTTTTTCTTTGTTGTGGTGAACAGGGCCGGCCCAGACTTCTTTTTTTGGGGTCATAAAAACATATGCCTCTCTCTTAATAGCTCCTGATTGCAGCAAGATCTCCGTGCACGCGTTGCCTTGGACCTCTGTTCGCGTTCCTGAGCCAAAGGCATTCGCCTGAATAACGGCCTCTCCAGTTTCTAGAAATGTCATAGCAAAGACAGACAAGTATTTCGGCTTGTATTCATTGATAGAAAAATTCACACGATATGGAACAGAGTATGCAACATTGTCTTCACCCACCCTCTCTTTTCGGTGGGCTCTAAGGGGGATACCGGTTTGATCGGCAAGACTTATTACTTTCTCAACAACGCGCCCGGCGGTTATGAATCTTTTTATCTCTTTAGGGTTGGCGCCGCCAGTGGCTAACCGGACGCCGGCTTTTCTGTCGAGACACAACAACACCCGAAGTTTTAAAAATTGTTTGGCCTGTTCGTTATCATACCAGGTGCCGCCACGATTACCAGACATCATTCCATCTTTTATGGCAAACTCAATATCCACATTCAAACTACGAGTGGGAGGTGCTTTTACCTGCTGTTTTCTTTTTCTGCCAGACTTAAGCTTTGTCTTTCCAAAAATATCTTTTTGTCGGCGGCCAGGCTCTGGTCGCTCTTCAAGGTTTATCCCCTCTTCTGAGAGCAAGCCTGGCGAAAGAGAGACTTTTCGTATATATGCCATTGGAAGGGCATTATGAAAGACACCAGAAAAGTCTATTTTTGTAGGCATGTCGTTTGTTTTCCTCTCAAATAATAAATAGTACCATGATGATTAATCTGGGCAGCTATCCGGATCTGCGTCTGATGCATAGATGTCCCGAACGATCACATCTTTGACATCCGGACAGTTAAATTCTACTCCACAAGGAGAATAAATATTCTGCCCTTTCTTCTTGATTTTGCTCAGATTGCTACAAATAACTCCTTTGCTTATTTTGTTATCTGTTTTTATATCCAAGAAATATTCCACATATGACGAGTCAATCTCAGGTGCGCCTGAAGATCCCAGTCCCGCATCTCGTCTGGCTTCTTTCGGGTCGAGAAGAATATTATCTTTAATCATTTTTAACGGTTTCCGGAATGCCATAGGAGTTAATACTTCCTCCCCCAAGTTTCCAGCCTCTCCAGTGATATCAAAAACTTCTATATCAAAATTCTTATGCTTGCAAGTGGTGTTGCCCTCTTCCACCAAAATCAAAAGATTATCCGAGCCGACAGCGATAGCAAGATCATTTTTGTATATCTTTTGGGGTTGTAAGTTTGGCTCTGGAGTAAACTTAATTTGGGGGTCTTGCGGATCGACTGCCGCTATCTTGTATTCCACATCGATATTTATTTGAGGTATCTTAAGTAGTTGATGGGAATATGGCGTGAATGTAGTCGATATCGAGCCTGTTTTTTCTGTTCGAGTGGATCCGGTCATGTGATTTACTGAGCCGTTAATTTTTCCATCTAGCAAGTTCAGCACGAAGTATGGCGCCTGTGTTGTTCCTAGTTCAGATGTGCCTAGAGGATCCGTTAGGGCAAACATCTTTTCATAAATTCCCAGTTCCTGTCGATCCTCTAAATCGTTTATTCCGTCAAACAAGAATTCTTCTCTACCCGTAAAGCAAGTTTGAGACTTCCTGCTTGGTGTGTCGTTTTGTATTCTGCCTTCGGCGTCATACCTATTCTCTTCGTAAGCGGCCGCCCTAGAAGAGTTGGCACTAATTGATTCGTAAACCACGCCCTCGTCAAAGAAAGCATAATAAGCTGGTTTCATCTTTCCTTTAGATAGGAGATGCCTACCATATTGGGTAAGTTGAATGTCTAATACTTCTTCTTTTGGGTTAAAAAATGTCACGAAATAATGCCTCCATATTGATTTAGTCGTCGCCTAAGATGCTGATTGTCGACCCCAGATCGCCTAATCCGTCGTCGGTGGTACCGCGCCCCTTTTGGCCCTTAAAGGCTTGACCTTTCCCGGATGCTGCTGTAACAGATGATGCGCCTCGCTGGGTTGCAAGGCGCGTTGGAGAGTCAGATTGTGTCGTCAACCTAGCCTCGGTTGGGCTTATTTCTTTCTCTCCGAACTCAACCTCTGCCTCAATCTGTGCCAACTCCACGACGGAACACTGATCATATGGCCAGTTAAATGTGTAATCTGGAGTTAAAACGCCGGCGGCCTCTTCCTCTTTGCCAGAAAGAACTTCATAATAATTTACTTTTGCCTTCTGCTTGACTTTAAAGACCATCCAACGGAGCTTATCTGGGAACTCTCCTCTGGCGATATCTCCGGCTGGATTTTTTGTTGTCATAGCCCTTTTTGCCGCAACCCAGTCGCCCAACAGTTCATTAGACAGAAGATCATGAGTTGCGACGGAAGTCGACTCCTCTGCCACTGTTCCCAACTTTGGAGGAAGATTTTGCCACATGTGAGAAAGATCATCTTTGCTAAACGAATGAGAGAACTCAAAAATGTACATAGCAACAGGAGTAACTTCCGGATTTGTAATAAAATCTAGAGCCGGAGGAATGACATATCTTCCCATTCTTTCAATTTGTTCTCCTATTGATCTCCCAATCAGTCCAGCACTGGTCGGGCTTTTTGGATCTGGTATTGTAAAGAATTGTCTTTCACCCTCTTCTAGTACGAAGGGTACAGCAACAATGGCCTCGTGCATGCGTCGTCTATTGGCAATTTCACCAATCCTAACCGGATCAGTATCAAAACCACAGATATCTACTAGAGATTTAACGGACGGATTAGTCACAGCTTTTGGTTCATCTGTAGAGCCAGAACCAATAGGTATTGAATACCCATTCCAATAGGCTGCACGCGTTGCCTCGTCTTGCATCCTAGGGCTCTTCCTTTGTGCCGCAGGCTCAGAGCCCATCGACCACTTCAAAGAAGCGCTTGGGTGGTTTTTCAGCCAGTCTTCGGGGATATCTGTGACTTGCATATATACTCCCTCTCCTTCGAGGGGCAGTCGGCCGAATTGGTGCCACATTCCTCGCGGAATGGCGCTGTTGGCCGCGGGAGTATCCGTAACTGTCAAGGTGCCACTGGCAACAGTTACTTTGTTAAAATTAAGCATTGGAGTTTCAAACTTAGTTTGAATAACCCACCTGGATTTTTCATCTTCTCCAATAGAATCAAAAATATTTAATGACGCGTCACCTTGCATTGCCCACTCATTCACATATGTACTTGAAGCGGGACCTATGTTTGTGCCGGAAGCTGTGTGGTAAGTGCTGCCGGAGGAATATGGTAATTCGGCTGCGGGGCCGGGGACTTCCACCTCATCTCTTAGCAAAGCTTCTCGATCATATCTCCACTTTCTAACATATGTGCCATCCAATGGTACATTCGAGGCTGATGATTCTAGAACCGCCGCGTTCGGTTCGGCAAATATCTCAGAAAGAGTCGGCCTGAAGGGCTTTGGATCTGAACGGCTTTTGCTAAATTGGAAATAGTCATATGTACCACAGCCGCCGCCGTCCTCGGCTATGCCTCCTGTTATCTCCAATCCTCTCGGGAAATAAATGAGATCGATCCAAGCCTCGCCATCATAATATGGAGGAGTATGGCTGCAATAAACTCCGTTCCTAGGATCAAATTCATGCATGGATCCACTAAATCCGCCATGTCCGTCACCTGCGGCCGATGTCTCTCCGGCCGCGGCTTCAATAAGCCCAAGGGGCGGACCAAAAGCGGAGGGACGAGAATACATAGTAAATGTTTCTTTAGGTGTTTCAATCACGGTACCTCCTACCGTTTCACCTGTCCAGAAGTTCGACTGATATGCCTCGGTAAGAACTTCTCTTGTGTTCTGTGGCAATTCAAAGTTGCCCCAAGATCCACTTGGAAGTTTTCCTTTGTCCATGCTGCGCCAAAGCTTGATACGCATACCATAAATTGATCCAGGAGTTACGGGCTTAAACTCTCGTTCTGGTCGGGAAGTTATTCTGGTTGTCTTTCCTCCTTTCAAGAAGAAATTGACACTTTCTGCAAGGAAATTGTGCATCATATTTCGATACACACGATTTCCTTGACCGCTCCAGCGGACTGTTGCATCAACACGAGTTAGCTTGCTAGGCTCGTCATCAGTGATCTTAGTATTTGCAAGATATCTTTCTGGATGTATTAAGGTCTCAAATGGCAGTCTTTTGTCCCAGCCGGCGGTGTGCTTGCCATTATTCATGCTTGCAGCCTTGCTGTTACTAAAAATAGCATATGATGCTGACATTGCCACCCTCTTAAGATCAGAGTTGAGCGCTCCGAAAGATAATGTTGGTTTTTTACTGAACTCATGGTTCTCCAAAATTGGATAATCAACAGCGAGGCCGGCCTTAATTGTATTGTACAATATGCCAGGCGCAAACATTGGCTTCATAAAGTTCCTGGAATATTTATCAAAATCATCTAAACCTGAGTCATTACCAGTAACATATGTCACATAATCTCCATATGAATCCATAAATTGTTTTGCAATCTCTACAGTTCTCTGTGCGGGGTAGAATCCGTCATATGGAACAAATTTCTTAATTGCTTTACACTGTAGAGTCAAGGAATGTGGTTGAATGATGTCTTTGTGATCTTTTCTGATAACTTCAAAATATTTCATAAAGTCAGAATTTGTGAAAACCCTAAAGAAGTCTGGTTCCGCACTATTCTGTGGCACATCAGATCCGGTCGTTGTTTGTGGTATGGTCAAGAATTTTTCATTCTCTGCCAAGAAATCATTACCGCTATTGCGATAAAACTCTAAATGTTCTGATATTCTAAATTCTGGAATAATAGAATAATCCTTTCCTTTGCCCTTTATGTCTGAAAAGAATTTATCATAAGAGTCGTAGAATGGATCAGCGGAATTCTTAGAAAAGATGCTGGATGTTCCCTCATATTTTCCAGCATGATTATTTGCTTCCCAGAGCGCTTCGCCTCTAAATAAAGACTGTAAAGGCATCACTTCTTTAAATGCTATAGAGCCGCCAGAAGCTGTCTCTGGTATGTCTATTCCCCAGTCCGGGCAGACAGATCTGGTCGCAGGGTAGATCTGTTTTCTGGCATAAAGTACACCGCCATAGGCCATTGATGCCGTGCCAGCATGATAATGAACATACTCATTCTGAAGCTGACCGGCCCTATGCCCAGTGGCGTTTGCGGAGCCGGTACCGCCATCAATCTCAGATATTCCGGTAAGTGTTGTGAAATTCTCTTGAGCATCAAGGTGCCAAACACTCTGGCTAATCAACAAGCCAAGAGCAGTCTTTGATTCTGGCCGGTTTTCCTTTGATATATCCGTGGTTCGATCTGTTCTGGAGGTCCTCCAGAAGTTATTTCTAAAGTCTGTTCTACCGCGGACTTTTCTGGTGTGGGCATATCGATGAGATGGCCACACTATCTCAGAATACAACACCCTATTTATTCCGACAACCGGGCTTGATGGATCTTCTATGCCGCCGTCCAAATACAGCTTTTTGATTTGATCGTAGGCACTGAAGCCCTTCTTTATCTCTATTCCCAAGTTATTCGTAAATGACGGCCTGTCAAAGAAGACAATATTGTTGGCATAAGATGACTGTACCATAACTGGCTTGACAACCAGCCCACCCTTCTCTCTCGCCTCTCCAGTGACAACAAGCAACTCTTGTTTGATTGGTCGATATTTTGTTGTTAAAACAGATTGTGAAACTAATAGAGTGGTGCCGCGCCTGTCTTTAACAGTCCTTGTGCCTCCGTTGACCTCTACATTCCTTTCGACGCCGCCATGTGGCGTATTTGTGTAAAGATTATTTTTTCGATAGTATCTGGCTAAAGCACCTTGTCCAACTCGAATCTGCTTCCAAGTTGGATATCCGTATGGGCCTTGTCGGTGATGAATAATTGCATTTAGGTTCTCTATTCTCCTGGCGGCTGCCGTGTCATGAATAACAGCGATAAACGATTCTTGATTTACAGCACCAAGTTTAAGGGGGGGCGGGTCGCGGCCTAGGTCAGCGAAGTTGAAATATGCAGCGTGATCGGGATAAGAAACTTGATCGCCTGAAGTCGGGCATCCCAAAGTAAAATCTGAAGCGCTGATTGGCTCTACGATTATGGTATTCATGCCGGCGAAATCAACAGGGATGAAATAATTTTTGAAGTCCGTGAAGTGATATGGTGCATACTTGTATGTGCCATCATACGCAGCGCCAAATTCACTTGCGCTTAGGAAGCTTATGGCTGAAACCATCCCATTGGATGATGATATTAAACCGTCGGATGGAAGATATCCATAAACATTTGTCGCGGATTCAACAACAGAAGCAGTTATCCAGGAGTATTGTCGATCAGATCTTGGGATCATGTGCTGGACATAGAAATTGTCATAAGCAGAAGCGGTTGTTACGGATCCAGAATGGTCCACGCCAAACGCAGACTCGCTGCCACTGTACACCAACCTCTTAAGAGGATTTCTATTTACCTTATATATTGCTGCAATTTCAGAAGATCCGGATCGGTATCCAAACTGATTATTGTGCTCCGTCAAAAGCGACTGGAGTGGTTGTCGGACACTTAAGTTCCTGAAGTTCATATTGTTGTACGGAGAATACTCCGCTGACTCTAAGTCTAGGAATGGACCTCCGTTGGCATCGCCAGCGGTTTCCGGACCTCCTGGTGCGGAGAAACGATTGACAATAACATGCCCCACTCTGCTTCTAACTGGCTTCACATGCTCCAAGATGTCTGGGAAGAATGGGGAGGCTAACGAAGATGTTGTAAATCCTTCATTTTTAACAAAGGAACTATTATTCGCTGACCTGCCAACAGTTTGTACAACTTCGTGAGTTTTGTAATAGTTTCCGAGAACAGAAGAGCCAGTACTGCTCATGATGTTTTTAACATTCATTGGTCGTTTAGCGAGACCATCACGATGATAATGCGCATAGGCGGGCGGATGTTGATCTAAAGTGCTTCGAGTCGTGAAAGTATTTCCTCCGTGTATCTCCCACGCCTCTGGTCGAACATGGGCCCCAGTCAATTCTGCTTGCACTGTTAAGTCGGCATGTCTATGCTGATACCCTCCAACATGGTGTTGAGAGAATGGGCCCTGCATAGGTACTTCGTATGCTTCTCCATAGGCATCAACATGATGGCCAACCAACTGCACATTACTAGTGTCCGACAGGTACCCAGTAGTAGCCGAAGAACTGTATTGAGCCACTGGAGAATACAGGTTGGCAGAAGCAGTCTGATCTGGTGTCAATGGCGCCATATTGTTTTCATATTTTCGACGGACTTGAATTATCGGAGGACCAGATTCAGAGACATGGATGTCTCGGAAATCACCAGTTGATATCTTTAAGTCCGCGACGGAGCCCGGCACAAGTTCATTAGCGATCAATTGAGGCTTTTGTTTTCTAGGGAAGTTATAACCAGATCTTATCACCTGATCGCTACCGCCTAGATCGGTCGACATACGAACAGGAGAAGAAAGCTGGCGCAAGGCGTATGTTGATCCATGATAAGCGGTGCCGGCAGAACTGGAGAACTTGGTATCGTAAGATGCAGAGTTAAAGCTTCGGATAATTTCATGCAAAGATTGTCTGGCAGTTGATAAAGTAAATCCATTGTCGAGTTCACGGTCGGGATTATTGAGATCAATATTGAAGTAGTGTTCGTTTTTCTCGGCGCGCTCTTTCCACCAGAGGGCGTTGTTGCCTTGTTTTTTAGGTCTTGAATTGCCCTCGCCGGCCCATGGTGTTGTAGTCATACCCTGATCAGTAACATTAAGGGTTCGGTACCAGCCGCCAAAACCGCGGTGAGTGTTGAGCGCAGTGATCAAAACAGTTGCCCCAGATCGTGTCGCCGTGAGAGTCGGAAAGGCATCGAGACATATTCGCAATTGTTCCGCGGTGAGGTCCTCATCAGCCCCAACAACATCAAAGGTTCGGTTGACTGCTGAGTCATTAGTTGTTGTTGTTGATGCGTTGGATGCTATTATGAAAGAGTTGCCGTTCTTGAAGCCGTCATTGAATTGCACAAGCGTGATTGTGTCGCCGCCCAGAAGAAGAGATGCGTCTGTAATTGTTATTGACGCGGTAGCGTTGGTGGGCATATCTTCAACTCTTGGATGCCCACGCTTCCAATCATAAGAAAGCTCACCTATTCCCTTTGCTCTAGCCCTAAGAACAAGATCGTCGCCACCCCACCGGGCATTGCCCTTATAGTCGAGAAGTGGCACCTTGTGTCGATACTTGTTTCTCTCAAAGATATGACTCTCAACAACTGTCCGAATCTCGTCTGCAACATCTGCCGATGCTGGAACGAGTTGTTGGATCATTACGGATAGTGAGTTGTCGATCCACTTGTAATAGTCGATGAACTTATCTAAGTCTGGATCGTTCTGGATCTTCTCAAAGAACAACAGACGAAGACGGTCAAAGTCTTTGTATCCCTCGCGGTATTTGTTTGTCATCTCTCCGACTAAATTGTTGAATTCCAACACTGTCGCAAATGTGTTTATCATCTCTTGTGAGATTACGCCATACATGCTCTTCTCGAAGGCGAAGAAAGTTTGTGAGACAGCGGGATCACTTGGAAACAGATCATCATCTTGTGTTAAAACATTCACCGCATCATTGCTGTTAATAACCTCTGGAAGTCTTTGTTTGGCAGCAGGAACATAGTTCTTGTCGACAACCTTTCCACTACTAAGATCGCTTGGGAAGTATCCTTTTCCTGCGTGCATATTCGCCACTGTGTGCGAGAAATTTCCATCGTTGGAATATCGGCCCTGCAATTGCACAGATCCGGATGCGGCGTCTTCGACTTCAAACTCGCCGGCTGGGCCTGACGAAGTAACTTGGGAGAAGTCCCAATGCATTGCCAAGGCCGCTGCTTCGGGAACATCCATGTTATCAATAGATACTCCGTCAGAGTTCGCAGAGAAAGTGACACTCTTGTTTGCATGCAGGACACCGATATTGTCTGGATCTTTAGCATGAGCAATGAGAGCATCCTCATCTAGATAGTGTGCCCAGTGACGGACAGAAGATGCCTTGATGTCACTATAGCGAGATATTGAGCCCGTGAAGTTTGTTCGGTCGGCGCCGACGAAATATCGCCTAGGCTGATCTAAGTACCGATCCGACAGGCCAGAGGTCGAGAGATAAAATTGATCTCTAATCACCCCTGAGTCTACATTGTATCCAGTAAACTCCAAAACAACATTGTTCGAATCATCAGATCCTGTAACGCCGGCAGCATAAGGATACTTTCCATCTTTAAATCTAACGGCAAAGTTCCATTTCTGATTGTCATAAACATTGCTAAAGACGCTGCTAGTAAGATAAATCCCTGGGTAGGGAGCAGCCGAACTAGATAGAGCAAACCAAACATTGTTTGACTCCTCTTTCGTTTTTACTGCATAGATTTGAAAGCCGTAATCACTAAGAGATGATGTGGTTCTTCCGATCCAATTAAAATCGTAGGGGAGGTCGCATGCTGTATGGCAACCAAATATGGAAGAAGTTGTAAATGGAGTTATAAAATAATTTGCATTGGAAAACTTCATCTTATTAGGAAAGATAGCTTCCACTTCTGCGGTGTTTGCAAAATTAACATTTGTGCCTGAAATATAAGTTATTGCGCCGTTAACCGTTGTATTAGAATCGCTTGATGTATTTTGATAAACCGTGCCATCAAATCGATCAGGATGGTTAAAATCTATATATTTTTTTCTTACTGTCGTATCATAGTGGGTATTATCAAACTTAAAAGTCGAATTGTTCCCGTAGGCATTTAATTTTATAACTTCATCATCAACACCATAACAGCGAACAAGATTTCTTAGTGATTTCTCCGTGCCTTTAGACTTGTACATGAAGATAAGATTGTTGTAAATGTTTTGATAGACTTGATTCTTCACATCATTAATGTCAAGACTATACGATCTATCATCTCTCCTGTTCGCAAATTTCTCCAAAATGCTTGCTTCTACAAAAGTCTCTGGGGCATAGAGACCCTGAGAAGAAAGAAGGCGCTCAGAGAATGGTACTGGCTTGTAACTTGAACTTGGATATCCAATGTCTTGTATCTTCGGTAAATTTTCTATTTGAAGATGTAGAGTGTCAAAATAAGATCCAATTATCTGTGACAACTTCTTGAGATGCGAGCCGCCAGAGGCCTCGTCTTCTTCAACAATCCATGCCGGCATAGAATCCAATATGCTGGATACATTCCAGTCGTCGTGGGCGCTACCGGATTTTGTAAATGTATCGAACAAGGTTTCAACATCTGGATGGCTTGAGTAAATGATCGGATCCTTAAACTCTAAAGTACCGGAAACTGTTGTCGTGGAAGAGTCGATTGCAGATCCTGTGCTTCTCGCGTTAGAGCTTGGATAGCCCTTCCAAACTCCATTAGAAATTCTTCCAGAATAATCGAGAACATTTGCGTCAATCGAGCTTGTTCCGGCGATTCCCTCATTAAATTTATAATAAACACCTAGTTCTGTGTTCGCTATCTCAGTATTTGTGCCGCCGCGAACTTGTGTCCACCAGTTTCTCTTTACATCCCTTTCGGTCTTTTTTGTTTTCCAATATCGGAATTCGTCGAGAGAACCAGAAAGCTTGCCGTATCCGGCCATAGTATGTGGAAAGTCGAATGAATTTCCAGAGGGTGCAGTCTGTAGGGCGCCGATGTATGCGATAAGAGATCCAGTTACTTCTCCGAATTCATAATCAGCAGACGAACTCGTCTGAGTTTCTAGCAGATTTCCATTTAGGTAAAATTCTGACTCAAGCTGACTATTGACAGAACTTGAATAGAATGTGAAAGCAACATGATTCCAAGTATCTTTTATGGATGCAGTGGTGGTTGTCGAGCCACCAAATGTCATATCCCAGACATTTGATCCAGATGCGAGATGAACTTTAAAAGGATTCTCTGAGTTTTCGCTTCCAGACAAGGTGATCAGCAGTCGTCCATATCCAACGCTGGATGTGGCGGCGCCGTTCCAGAGATCAAAGATTACTTCGTCGGCCGCGCTGGCTGGTTTCACAAAAGTGCCGGCGTGGAGCGTGGAAAAGCTGTAAGCTAACAGGTGGGGTCCGCTGGAAACAGTTTCGGTTATCGTAGTGTTTCCGGCGGTACCCGCAATTGCCTGCACAAGGTAAACATTGTTTCCTTGCGTTGTGGCTGTTATCTTGCCGTCATGACCGTTTTCGTGATTGATTGCGGCAGCGATCTGAGTTGCTATAGTGGAGTTAGAAGAAAGGCCTTGAATCTGTATACGAATTTCTGAGCCATCCAGGGTGCCCGTGGCGCCGGCGCCGGCGGCGTCAAAAAGGTATACTTCTGATGTTCCATCAGTAGAGGTAAGAGTAATCTTGGCGGCGTCTAGATCGGCAGGAGTGGCGGTGCCAACGACGATGCTACCGCGAGCGTGAGATGTGGTAAACTCCCCCTTATTTAGCCAGAATTCTGTGGTTACGCCTTTCGCCAGATCAAACTTAAGGTTCGATTCTCGACTACCAACCCTATCGAGAGAATCGACCTCTGCTGTGCTGTAGATGTCAGAATCATAGATATTAGCGTTAGGACTGGTTCTGTAAGTTGGATCCCCAAATGACTTGCGTAAATCATCATCAGTGATACCACCAGAAGATGTGTGTGGCCCGCCAACGATTTTAATATACTCTATGCTGTCAGACAAGCCATAGCCGCCCATGCCAACATGATATTCTATGTCGGACAAGCCATAGCTACTTGTCAGGGCACTTCCAGAGTTAGAAAATGTTCCCCATCCATCTGCGGAGAGATTAATATAACCTGTGGTACGGGGGTATCGATTTTCGAAAATGTAAAGATCAACATAGTTAGACTCATTCATGAACTTCTGAATCTCTCGTGCAGTTCCGTCATAAGGATATTGATTGTAGATCCTAGTTATGGCATCTTCATAGTAAGCCTCGGCAGATCCATAGCGAGCGAAGTTGCTTGGGTCACTAAAGTCAACATGAGGAATGAAGCGCTCAATTCTTTTGCGCTGCTCCCAAACATTATCATCAGACTCTAGCTCAGGGTAATTCCTAACTACCTCTTCTTCGAGGCTGGTTTTGGTGATTACTCCGGTCTTATTTTTATCAAATAGATCTTTTATTCCCATTATTAACTCTGCCTCGATTCGACCCTAAACTTAAATGTTTCTGGCTGTTCGACCCAAGATCCTACAGAGTTGTTGTAATAAGAAAGTTTTATTCCATACATGTAGCCGGGCTCTAACATCTCCATATCTAGATCAAAATAACTTCCGGAAACATCAAAAGACATTTGAGTATGAAGCGTTGTGCTGCCAGTCCCATATGGAACAATCTTCAAGTCATCAACAATCCTGTAAATCTCGTATGAGCCGCTCTCCACTATGTTGACTTCTGCTTGTGCAGTCGCCTTAGTGTAAATAGTAGGTACCCAATCTTTTTGGCGAGTGTAAACTCTAAATCGTGCTGTCTCGTTATCTCGATAAACAGACTTGAGGTTCGTGATGTTAGAAACATGCTCATTAGATGGCGCCACAACAGAGCCGGCTAGCTTCCTGGGGTTTATTGCGCCAGTGTGATAGACTATCGATGCCTCTGTTGCGTCGGCAACTGAAGTGGTACCATCAGCGTCGACGCCTCCGCTGAACCAAACATCGAAGACTTTCGTAAGTGGCGTAGCTGATGCAGTCATAGCAACACTGGCAGAATAAATGCCAGTCGACACATAGCTTCCAGTGACTGCTCTGGGCTGGGCCGTGGTGACATGTGTCTTGTCTTGTGCGAGCACAAGTGGTCCTCCGGTCAAGCCAGTGTTTCCGGCATTGCCAGAAAAGAAGCTAACATAGATTTTCCCAGTTCCAATATCAGGAATGTTACGAAGTTGGCCGCGGAAATAGTTATAAAAATAAATAGTGTTTAGGTTCTCCGCGGGTGTCGCAAGAGAACTGCTGTAATAAAAGTTTCCTCTATCGTCTTTTGTAGTAGAATTCCATCGGGCTTCAATGCATGGCTTTTTAAAGAAAAATTCTGTGTTTCTCCCAAAGAATTTCTTAGTGTAATATGATCTGTTCTCTCCTGAAAGTGTACGAGACACAAGAACTAAAAGACCATTATCGTTCATCAGGCCAGGATCAGGTATCTGTTGGTTCGAGTTAGCAGACGAGCTTACCCATTGTTCTACAATATCGGTAATATCGATATCAATGTCTTCCGCGCCAGTATCAAAGGATGCACTAACAGAAGAAGATACGCTGGAAAAATGATCTCCGCCAGCAGTGGTCCAAGCCGTTTCGCCGGCGGCAGATGAAGACAATCGGCTGGCCCAGTTCGAAGAACCCTTATCGCCATAAAGCTCCATGTCCAATCCATGTCCTTCTACCCAGTTATTCTTGACAGCAGAAATATCCATCGTGAAATCTTTAGGAAGTGTCTGGCCATGTCTAGCATTGAATAGGCGTAGATAAAAATTTACGCTACCGGACACAGGGAGTATTCCGCTACTTCTGTCTGCCTTGATAGAGTTAGCAGAAGCAGTAACATTAAATTTCAATAGTGCGCGAGCCTCTTCTCGCTGTATGCCGGCGCTTGAAGATGCCTGTCCGTAGATAGAGAACACTTCCAAAATATCAGAGGCGCCCATGTTGGAGCCAGTGGCTCTCGTGACAAGGTTTTCCTCAAAAGCGTTTGCTATCGTATTGTCAGCCTTTGCAAAATATCTTTTTACGCCCATTATCTAACGCTTCCTCTTATGTCGGTATTGGGGAATTTTATCTCCAGAGCCACATTGTCCGGAACTGAGATATATCTTCCGTCATCTGAGGTCTGAGAGTTTATGTTAAATCCCGTATTAGAGTATCTTCCGCCGGCCTTTACAACCACCCTAACATCTGTAACATCGGCTACTCCCCTCACAGAATTAAGGATAGAGTAAATCTTGGTAATAGAGAGTCTTTCTCCAATGAAAAAAGGCCTAACATATTTTTCTCTGAGGGTTCTGGATGCCGCTTCTAAAATATCAAATCTATTGCTGCCCTCTGAGACTAATTCGAATTCGATTCCGACATTGACAATCTTGGCATCCAATATGTCAACCGTATCATTTATCATTCTGTAGCGATTAAGCCAAATTTTGAGATTATCTTTTAGCGCGCTATTGGCAGTCTCAAGCCGGCCGGTTGTGCTTTCGGCCAGTACATACATATTTAAATTTCTTTTCAGAGAATCTTGATCTCGTACCATGCGGCAACGCTTGATCGAGCCAAACTCCGATGGCATGGCATATGTAAACGCCTCATAGTCAGAAGCAGTAACCGCTCGATTCTGAGTCGGAAAATAGTTCAGTGTTCTCCTTCTTATTTCTTCAATATTCGGATTTCTTATTGAACCATTTATTGGCTCAACATTAAAACACTCTAGAGAGGAGATCACTTCAGAAGCTTTTGGGGTTGCTTCAATTGAAGGGTTAACAAATTCAACAAAAGACGACACCACCCTGGTAACCGTGCCGATGGCAGCGTTGGAACTGGCGCCTGTATTTTTTCGATAAGTAATTGTTAAGGTCGTGTCAGCCGGACCAATCCCCAATTTATCAGTACCCATCAAATCTGATGGATCAAAAGCCGTATCAGTGATGTAATCTTTCGCAAACCTCTGAAGCACAACATTAGAAGGTTCGGCCAATGTTGGTGCCGTAATTTCGGAATCTGATCCGTAGCCAAATTGAAGAGTTATAGAGCCTCTGGTTTTTTCAGTAGTAAACCTACGAGATGCCGAGTGGGCGCGCATCAGAGAAGGAGCGTTATCTCTTGTGTTTGAATCTTTATTTGGAACAGACTTATAAACAACATCATGAGAAAGATATTCCACTTCATGATATTCATGTCCTTCGGAATCGAATACGCTAATTATCTCAACGACATCAGATTCTTTTATTTCTATCTTCCTAAACTTTTCAAAAGGGCCCACTGTTACTTCTTCCCTTCCATAAACACCAGAAATAACTTTTCCCACCGATTTGACTGCGTAATGAGTCGGTATGCCGGTGGTTTGATTAACTCTTGCAACAACGACATAATTTGAAGGATGGTCAAACCTAACATCTTGCAAGAGAATAAAGCTGGCTCCGTCCATGGACCCAACAACTGAATTCTTTTTAAGTATTGGATAATAACTGGTGTCCGGGCCTAGACCTGCGTTGTTGGCCGGCAGGAGGGCATAGACTTCGACAAAGCCGGTGGTAGATTCCCCTCCTTTAAACTTGTACCCTCTTTGCTTGGCTAATCGAAGTATGTTATCATATTCCGTAGCAGTATCAAGAAAAGATTCATTAACTTGATAATCTAGATAAAAAGATAAAATATCTCCGACATAAGAGACGGTATCGATTGCCAGAGACCCAAAAGAGGCCTGAGTAAAATCTTTGAATGTGTCCGGATAATACCTTTGAGCGTAACTTATCAGATCGTCTCGTATTGTACTAAACTCTCTGCTTGTGTATTTTATTGGAACTTTCTTTGACATAATGGCTGGTCTCCGTCTTCTAAATAAATAGTTCTCAGTCTTTTTATCTCTCAAGCAGAAACAGGAATAGTCAGATCATTGGCGACGCCAGAGCCAGGCACCGTATAATTAATACTCAAAAACAGCGACCCTGCGTCTGGGTTCATGTCGATATCGATCTTCAATATGCTGATGAATGGAAGATATTTTCCAACTTGACTTCTAATCCTATTCTGTATATCGTCTTTGATGAATGGTGTTGCAGGCTCGAAAAGATAATTTCTTATTCCTACTCCAAAATTATTATCCATCACCCTTTCGCCGGGAGCAGTGAGGACGATCATCTTCATATGTTGTTTTGCCACCGAATCTATATCTTTGTGAAGCCCATATGGCCCACTTTCACTATCGACGATTAGTGGTAAAATTATTGATAATCCTTCAGACATTTATTTTATCCTTTTTAATTAACAGGCATCCCCATCGGCATCATAAGGGCTTCTCTTGATCCTTCTTCCTCTCTGCCACCAACGGAGCCCATCTTCAAAATTAACAAGTGGTTTAAGCATTTCCAAAATAGATCTTGGAGAAGAAGGGCTATCTGCCGCGGCGGAAGAATAATCATTTTGAGTCGTCTCATAAAGGCCTTCAAATGCATCCCTGGCTTTGTTTCTGGCCCTTCGAAGGAGAACCTGATCCCATGTTCGGAAAGCGCGGGCTGAGTTTCCTCCCATAGTTTCCCATAGATCTCCTCCTTCTTCAGGATATCCAACATTACCTATCGCGTCAACAAAAGCCATATGGCTATAAATAGTTAATGTTGTCAAATATCTTTGCAAAGGAAAAACATATCGGAACCAAGTCTGATATTTTGGTGTTTTGATTAGTTCCTGAATAAGACAATAAATATCATAACTTTCTGGATCGAAATCCGTAAACTCTTGATCTGGTATGGGTAATTCGGCCGAACAAATCGGAATTAAATACTTTTTCCCTTCCTTGCTCGACAATCTAAATGCTTTCTCTTCCATAACAGTATCGTTGCTCACTGTATTGATTGCGCCTTCAAACTCTCCTTGGGCGCCTTTTTCTGGAAGGTAGCATATTCTCAATCCAAATTTCCACGCAGAATGGGATAAATCATGTACATGGCTGTCCGATTCCGCTTCCTGAACTTCAAAATTGATTACTTCATGTGTGTGGCAAATACCACTCTCATCACAAAATTCTACAGTAGTTCCGTTCCCTCTCTCGTCGATATCATAATCATGCGAGTGGTCATCAATAACAGTCGTCTCTCCGCTTAGATCAAATTCTCCCCAGAAATCAGAAATATTTCCACTTTCACGGGAATTCCTAACATAAGTGTCCCAGTCATCAATATTAACAACACCATAAAGATTAGAACCTCTATCTGTTGATGGCGGCGGGTCATCTTTCTCTATTATGCGTATGTATTTCTCCAAAACGAACGGCCAGTCTTTGGCATCAGCAAGTGAAGCTTCTAGCGACTCGCCGAAATCTCCAACTCCCGAAAGTTCCTTAAGGGCCTCTGCTAATGATTGTGGCTCACCTGACGGAATAGAATATTTACTAGATTTTGTTGGATCTGATGTCACATTCAGCGGTCCGTCCGGATTGAGGCCTCCACGAATCCAAGTGTCTGAAAGCAGAAACAAGTGATCAATGTTTTGTATAGGAGGAAGAAGTCTTTCGTTGAAGACGGGGCCCATTACCTTCAACTCCTCTCTGATCATTCTTTTTAAGAACACCAACGCTTGCGGTTCTGTCTCCATAACTGCCAACTCTAGTGCGTCCTTTTTTGCTTGCAGCGCTGAGTCTTTATCAAAATCTGCGCTCCCAGCGCTCAAACCTGCAACTGAATCTGCTGCTCCGCCGGAAAGGGCCTTCTTTATTATCGACTGCCCCATTATCGCCGTAGTAGATAAAGCCTCTAGTCCTCCCTCGTGCGCATCATACCAAACTAAAACTTTATTAGCAATTATCTCAAACGCTTCTCTTTCTTCTTCGTTCAGATCCTCATTTAAGTCTAACATGCCAGATTGAATCTTTCTGGCCATGTTGTTAACAACTTGCTCAAGAAACCTGTAATAATACTCTTTAGAGGTGGACCCTAGGCCATACCAGTTGTAGCTTCCATCATAAACCAGTCCTTTCTTCATCTTTTCGACAATGAACTCAAAAATTCCTTCATCAAAATTATCATCTACAACAGCATATTGTGTAATCACGGGCATTGATTTTAGGAAGAAAGCAGAAATATATAATCTTGCTGTCGAACGCATGACTGATTCCAGGTTTCCAAGAGTAATGTTCGCGAAGATTTTATCATATGGCGCTTCCTGCGTACAGAGCGGATCATAGCTCATCCTCTCATCTTCCGTCAACCCTCCGCTTATGGTGCCGGCGAGTGATGAAAGATCAGAGAGACTAAAAAATGGTGTACTTTTTGGCTCACAACTATTGGGCGTTGGCAGAAGATTTTCTATTATTCCCAACCATCCATCATAATCTGGAGGCTTTACATAAAACGGAGGAGGAACTTTATCAGGGAACAACTGGCCCAGAACGCCGCCATATGTTTCATTGTCGAGATAAATTATCTCTGGCTCCTCATATGGATCGTGACCAAATTTAAACGCCGGTGCAATATAGTCCATAACGATCTCGGCTGATGACTGGGGCTCTCCATTGGAAGAGTCTTCCGGCGGTGCCAGAAAATCATCATATTCCGCGGCGTCTTCTAGGTTTGCTGCGGGCTCCGGATAAGATCTTCCTATTGCTATTCTATTGGCCAATCTTTTAAAGAAGCCGCCAGAAAGTTCATCAAATTTTCTGGAGGAGCCGAAACTATCTCCAGCAAAATATTCTCTTACTTCCTTTTTGTCATACAATTGTTCAGCCTTTGGCAGATTAGAGGACTTATCCAATATCTCTTGACCCACGAGACGATAGAATGTTTCAATTTGCCAAGAATCTTGCACATCATCAGAAAGAGGAAGGGCGCTCAGGATCTCTTGCACTTCTTCAGATATCACAGAATCCACCTCAAAATCATGTATGTCATATTTTGTAGACATTTCATCAAGCAAAGAATCTGGCGGGAGACCATCTCCATCTTGCCTTCTCCTGCTGTCTCTTTGTGAAGCGCCGCCACCACTTGGAGATATTCCCTGAACTTGCGTCACTTTCAGTCGATAATTTCCATCTTTTCGAAGAGCGCCTTCATCTGAGAAAAGATTGTAATCATATGACACCCTGTATCCGTTAACTGCCCTGCCGTGTGTCTCAATCGTTCTCTGAACTTGTTCTAATTCATCTTTTTTTGCCTTCCATGACTCGCCTAGGCTGTCGGCCAATTTGTCGGCCAGCAATTCGACTGCTAGTCGACTCAAGAATGTCCACGGAGTCAAGAGGAGGGACGCTGCCCCTTCTGCAATGCTATCAATATCGGCCACCTCCTCGACAAATTCTAGCGCTGTTATCCAGCCCTCCAGGCTTTCAATGTCGTTTATCAACTCTTCTTCTTTTATTCCGTATTCCGTGGGCTCATAATTGTAATAATCTATTATAATATCTGATGTTGAAATGTCTGGTATGCTGTGCAGTCTTACGCCGAGCCTATCTTCCTGATCGTCATTTGGCCCTGTTCCGAAATATCGTGATGCCCACAGGGCCCAGTTTTCGCCATTTGTTCCGGCCTCTTTTTGTGCCATGGCGCCCCACTCATTCGGGCGGGCGCGTTTTGGTTTCGCTCCATCGGTTGCGTCCCAATCGTTTATGTCGCTGCAACATTTAACATCCTCTCCCAGTAGCACACTGCGAGTAGCTTGCTCTTCAAGAGTCATGTTGCCCGGAACTTTTCCTAGGCCGCCGGCGTGGAAAAGGTTGTCTGAATAAATTGTTTTTCTCAAAATGCCGGCGAGTTGCAATTCCTCTTCGTTTGCATCAGAGTGATCCAAAAAATTCTCTTTAATGTATTGTTCTATGTATTTCGATCTAGATTCTATTTTTTCTTTATTAATGGCTTCTTTTCTTGCCACATCTTCTTGCGCAACTTTTAATGAGCCATATCCTTCCGGAGTCACAACCGTCTTGAACTCCATGTTTGTTCCTAATTCGCGATAGTGTTTTGCCAGCCACGCGGCAATAGTCGGAGGAAGTCCACCATCGCTAGTTCCAAACATACTTGCCCCTGTCCCCTCTTCTCCTTTTAGTTCTTGGCCATAAATATCAATTGGCTGTGGATCGAGAAAGCCGCGGTCCGGATCTTGTATGGCATCATCAGAGGCCCATTCAAAAAAGCCATTCTGTCTCGCAAGAGGAGAGCCAAAAAAGCGAACTACAAACTCATGAGCCTTCCATGGTCGACCTTTTGTATCAGACATGATGTTGTTGAAAAAGCCTCCATTCCCCGTTATACGATTAGTGTACCCGAGAAGATCCCTCATCACAGTATTCTCAATTGGGGAGAGAATCAGACTAGACATGGCGCCATTGACTTGCTCCGCTAGGGGGTGTTGTTTCGCATAAATGCCATCTTCACATTTGCCTCCTTCTGGATATTTGACAGGGCCGTCAGAAAGCATGCCGGCAA